AATGAAAAAAAAAAAAAACAAAAAAATAAATAGACAAAATCATATGTGGGAAGCAGAAGGTTACAGGTCGCATAAACACTGCGCTGAATTAATAGAGTTTTTTGTAATAAAAAAAAAAAAAAAAAAAACTGTAACTAGAGCCATATCTGAAGGCTCTAATGATGTGCAGAAAAAAGATGAAGCTATAAGTTTAACTTCAAAATCTTTAGAAGACGAACATACATATGTATGTAAAAATCTTTTAATGAATTTAAATACTTTGGTAAAAATGTATATAAAAGAATACGGTCTTAGCACTATGTTACATGGTGAAGTTTTTTATGATATTGTTAAAGTTCAAAAAACATTACCAGGTGAGGGATATCATTTGTGGCACTTTGAAAAAGGATCGACTATTGGAACTGCAAATAGATTTTTAGCTTGGACACTTTATTTAAACGATATTGAAGAAGGTGGTGAGACAGAATTCTTATATCAAAAACTTCGTGTGAAACCAAAAAAAGGAAGATTTGCTATTTGGCCTGCAGGATTTCCTTATGTTCATCGAGGTAATCCACCACTTAAAGATGTAAAATATATCGCTACATCTTGGATTAAATGTCAGTATCAAGAAGATCAATTATTTATTTAATCATCAGCTCCAGGAACATAATTAGCTTTCTCTCCCTCATGAGCTGCATCTTCATTTACAATTTTAAAATCATCATGGACTCTAAAATTAAAAACAAGACTTATTCGTTCTAGTTCTGATTTATGTTTTTCAACCATGTGCATCATGTTTGGTGGAGAGATAATATATTTTCCTGCTTGAGGAAAAAAACAAATGTTAGCCTCAGTGAAAATTAAGGGTGGACCATCTGTTAAATATAATATTCCATGATAACTTTCATGACCGTGAGGTTTAATTTCATCGCTTTCTTTCATGACATTACCCCAAGCTTCTAATAATTTAAAATCTGTTCTAGCTCCTCCTGGCTGTAAACCATAGGCATTATCATCAATTACATCATTCCAAAATTCTAAGAAAAAAGGATCATCCATTAGGTAATTCCAATCTGTCATACCTGCTCGAACATAAGTTCGGTAACTATTCTTTTCACTAATTCCTTGTTGTATCTTTAATCTTAAGTTGTGTAAGATGTGTTGTTTTGTATAGACACCATAAAAGATAGTTTCTGTTTTTAAATAAGAAACATTAAAACTTGTGCATCGTCCTTTAGTCGCTAATTTCTTTTTATTATTAATTAATTCAAACATTCATTTCTCCTTGTATATTTATTTAATATCATGTTCTACTCACAATTCAAGGTCAGAGAAAGTTTAGCTTCTGTCTTAGATATGACTGAATGAGGTGTTCTTTTTGGAATCCATAAAGTTTCTTGCGGTTTAAGTATTAAATTTTTTTCTCCACAAACCCAGTCTGATTGACCATAAATCTGTTTAACAATGACATGATAAGCATGTGCGTGTGTGTCAAAACTTGCTTTTTGACCTGGTTTACTAAAATAAAAATTACCATTAATTTCATTTCCTAATTCGTTTTGTATAAAAGAAGATAAATTTCTTAGCTCTTCTGTAAGATCTAAAATATTTGATATAACAGTTGTGTATCCCAAATCATAAAAGTGTTTCCATTTATCATAATCTAAATATCCAGAGACACTAAAAAAAGGTATACGTCTCATATCACCATTATTTGTAATTATCTCAACACTAGGTTGACCTCCAGGATAACTAAAAGGCCATCGATGTTTTATTTTTAAAAAATTTAACACCTGTTCTTCAGTTAAACTAATATTAATTTTTATTTTTTTTTTAGTTAGCTCTAAATAAAAAGCTTTGTTCATTTAATTAAGGAATTAGTTTTAAACGCAAGCGTTACTCTTGGTATATTTTGTTTAGGTCGATGACCTCTATGTGGTTTCTTTGCGTCAAACATAACAAGTCTGTTAAATTTATATTCAACTAAAGGTTCATCTTTTATTTCAAAATGTCCTTCATCATTTTTAAGACCTTGAGACGGCATATAAATAAATGTCGTATCTCCGTCATCTTCATGAAAGTCTCCTCCCATGTTGTTGTAGTGTAAGTTCGTATATATTCTTATGACTGAAACAGGTTTAATGTGATTAAGTTTAAAAACCAAATATCTCATCAAACTATCTAATGGAACTTGACCATGTAAAAAACTTGTCTGGTCTTCTCTGCATCTTGATGATGCACCTGTTGTGTACACAATATCTGAAAACAAATACGTTGATAAAAATTCTGCTAAATGTGGCTCTAACCAATTGTCGATTATTTTCATATCAGTAATTCTCCTTTTTCATTTATGATACCCACTTTCATCCAGTGCTGGCATTTTTTACATCTACCACAAAACTTTTCTGATTCATAGCAAGATCTTACCATTTTTCTAAGTTCAGGATCTAAGTATTCAAAAGCTTCTCTTTTGGTTAAAAAACGATCTATACCTTTACCTTGAAAATGAGTCTTTGGACAACAGATCTCCATGTCTCTTTGATCAGCATCATAATGTGTTGCAAAATTTAAATACTGATACAAGTAGCCATTGTACCAAAAACTAGGTGGACCATTAACTGAGTCATATCCCATGTCTGCAAAATCTCTTACAATATAGCTGTATGTTCCATGCCATATTTTTTTTATTCTAAAAGCTTTAGCATGAATACCAGCAAGAAAGATAAGCCAACCTGGGTCTCGAAACCATACCTTGGCCTGAACAGGTATATGCATTTCAATCTTAGCCTCTAAAAAATCAAAGGCCCTGTAGTTTTTTTTAAAATAATCTATAGTCGTTTTTGCAGCTTGATATTCCATGTCCGTGGTTAGATGCTTATAAGTTGTCTGAGCACAATGCACGTATAAACAAAGGATTTCTTTATTGGTCTCCTTAAGAAAATGCTTGAGTAGCACGCAGCTATCAACACCTCCTGAGAACAACAATAACTCTTTATTCATGATTTCTAACGTTGTATAGTATCAAAAACTAATTATAATGCAACCATGCTACAAAAGATACAGTTTTTACCCGGATTTAATAAACAGGTCACTTCAACTGGAGCAGAGGGTCAATGGGTTGATGGAGACAATGTTCGTTTTCGTTATGGCACACCTGAAAAAATAGGCGGCTGGCAACAGTTAGGTAATGATAAGATAACAGGAGTGGCACGTAAAGTGCATCACATCGTCAATAGTGACGGAATTAAATTTTCAATCATAGGAACAAACAGAATTTTATATGCTTTTTCAGGAGGCATATTTTATGATATTCATCCAATTAAAACAACTGCAACTTTAACAAATGCTTTTACAACAACAAATGGATCAACAAGCGTAACTATTACTTATGCCACCGCACACGGTGCATCTCCTAATGATATTATTCTATTAGATAATTTTACAACAATTACAGGATCTAATTTTACTGCATCGGATTTTGATGATAAAAAATTCATGGTAACATCTACACCAACAAATAAAACCTTAACCATTACGATGCCATCAGCAGAAACAGGTTCAGGTGCGACCACATCAGGTGGAATTAGATCTCAACTTTATTATCCTGTGGGACCTGCTGAACAGTTACCGGGATTTGGTTGGGGTTTAGGATCTTGGGGTGGAGAAGTTGCTAATGCTCAAACCACAACTTTAAACGGAGCTTTGTTAGATGATACTGCTGGAACTGGTGGATCAGGAACTTCGAATACTTTAACAAGCACAGCAAGTTTTCCAACGTCTGGAACAAATTTTATTCAAGTTGGAAATGAAGAAATATCTTACACTGGCGTTAGTGGAAACACTTTAACGGGTATCACTAGAGCGGTAAGAAACTCTACACGATCTGCACACTCAGATGGTGCCACTGTTACAAACAGTTCAGATTATATTGCATGGGGAGAGGCTGCTTCAGGTGACTTTGTTATTGATCCTGGTTTATGGTCTATTGATAATTTTGGTAACAAGATTATTGCTTTAATACATAACGCACAAGTTTTTGAATGGGACGCAGATGCATCAAACGCAACGGCAACTAGAGCAACGATTATATCAGGAGCGCCAACAGCTTCACGTGATATGGTAGTATCAACACCAGATAGACACTTAGTGTTCTTCGGAACAGAAACAACGATTGGTGATCAAACAACTCAAGATCAAATGTTTATCAGGTTCTCGTCTCAAGAAGATATTAATACTTACACACCTACTGCAACCAATACGGCAGGTACACAAAGACTAGCTGATGGATCTAGAATCGTAGGAGCAGTTAGAGGTCGAAATGCAATCTATGTTTGGACAGACACTGCATTATTTACGATGCGTTTTATTGGACCACCTTTTACATTTGGTTTTGAACAAGTAGGAACCAACTGTGGTTTAATTGGTCAGAACGCTGCGCTTGAAGTTGACGGCGCTGCTTATTGGATGTCGGAAAATGGATTCTTTAAATACGCTGGTAATTTAGAAACGATGCAATGTTTAGTCGAAGATTTTGTTTATGAGAATTTAAATACAACTGCAACACAACTCATTAATGTTGGACTTAATAATTTATTTGGAGAGATTACTTGGTTCTACTGCACATCAGGTTCTACAGTTGTAGATCGAATGGTAACTTATAATTATTTAGATTCCAGTCCACAAAGACCTGTGTGGACCACAGGGACTCTTGCAAGAACAACTTGGGTGGATTCGTCTGTATTTGGTTTACCTCATGCAACTGAATATAATATTTCTGATGATGCATCTTTTGACGTGGTAGGTAACACAGATGGTTCAACTGTTTATTACGAACACGAAACAGGAACAGATGACGTGACAGTAACAACAACCTCTGCTATAGCTGCAAACATACAATCAGGAGATTATGATATTAATGGTGAGAGTTTAGGTGGTGATGGAGAAGTTATTATGAAGATTAGAAGGTTTATCCCTGACTTTGTTTCACAAACAGGTAACACACAAATTACATTAAATTTAAGAAACTACTCTAACAACTCACAAGCCAGTTCACCTTTAGGTCCGTTTACAATTACATCAAGCACCTCAAAGGTAGATACTCGTGCAAGAGCAAGAGCGGTATCCTTAAAAATAGAAAACACAAGTACAGGTCAAAACTGGAAGTTAGGAACTTTTAGAATTGACATACAACCTGACGGAAGAAGATAATGGCAAAGATTGTACAAGTATTAACAAGACCCGGAAGAGAGTACCGACAAGATGTTGCTGACTCACAAGTTAGAGATCTTGATGCGGTGATACAAAAACTTAACACAACGTTTCAACAAGAATTAAAGGATGAAGTAGAAGCACAAAACTTCTTTTTAAATTAATGTCTAATAGTTTCGTAAATGCAAAAGTCGATTTAACCACAACAGACAACACAACGTTATATACAACGCCATCTGCAAACGTATCTTTAGTTAAATCAATACTTGTGGCTAATGACTCAGGATCTAGCTGTAATCTTGATGTAACTTTAACCGATGCAAGTGGTGCTGTTTTTACTTTATTTAAAACTAAGGCCGTAGCATCTAATACAACAGTCGAACTTTTAACTCATCCTCTTGTCGTAGAGGAGAGTGAAATATTAAAAGTGCAAGCTAGTGACACAAATGAATTACATGTTATAGCTTCTATACTACAAATACAGCCAAGAGAGGTAACTACATAATGCAGACAATAAAACCAAAGAAAATCATAGAAAAAATTACCAATAAAAAGACCGGAGAAGTTTATGAAAACGAAGAGGCTTGGAGGTCTAAAGGTGTGCTAGAAGAGGACATTCGAAGAGACGTAACTGTCATCATGCCTAGTCTTGATTTATTTGGAAAAACGAAGTAGATTGGAACATTCAGGATTGAAACGCCTGCCTAATTGTATACAATACCCAATATGACTATTGCAAGAGGACAAATGAAAAGACAACTATACCAAGATGGAACAATGCCAGAGGGAGGACTACCTTCTCTAGAAGATATTATGGAAGGTAAAATATCACCTGCTGAACTTGCATTAATAAAAGAAACTTTAGAAGACGTAGAATTTATGCAAGAGGGTTATAATTTAGATAGACCTGGTCAAGCCATGGGTGGTCTTATGGATACCAGACAAGCATACGGTTTTGGAAGTTTTGTTAAATCAATTACAAAACCAATTAAAAAAGCTGTAAGTAGTGTTGCTAAAGGCATTGGAAGTTTAGGTAAAAAAGCAGCTGACGTTGTTTCAGATGCTGTTAAAGATTTTGATTTTAAAGACGCTGCTCAAGCTTTTGTTATGTCAGGTGGTAATCCGTATGCCGCAGCATTTGCTGGTACCTCTGGAGATGAGAAGCTAGGATTTAATCCTTTTTCATTTACTTCGGGTGGTCCTGGAACAGGACAACCTTTTAGTTTTGCACCTATGCCAGGGCAACTTCCAACTGGTCAAGGTGGAGGTGGAGGAATACTTGACGGTATAGATCCTAGAATACTTGAAGCTGGAATAAAAATTGGTGGAAATATTTTACAAAACAAAGCAAAAGAAAAAGCAGAAGAAGAAAATATTGAGAGAGCAAAAAATGCATTAAGAAATAACGCATTAAGCACAGAAGACGCTGTTAAAATTTTTGGAGGATCAGCAGTATCTGCAGCGTTAGCCGCTCTTGCATTTGAATCTCAAAAACAACAATTAGAAGATTATAAAAAAGACAGAGAAGCTTTTGAACGAAGAAGAGAAGCTAAAAGATCAGAGTACGCTCAAGCTAGACGACCAGAGGTTACAGGTGCACCAACATCAGCAGAAGATGTTGTAAAAAGACCAGGTCAAGCTATGGGTGGTATTATGGACGTGCCATTAAGAACTAACCCACAAGGAGTTACAGAAATGGATTTTAGAGAAACAGGTGGTTTTGTACCACCGATTGGTATAAAAGAAAAAGCAGATGACATTCCAGCAATGTTATCAAATAATGAATTTGTATTTACAGCAGACGCGGTTCGAGCAGCGGGCGGCGGGAGTGTAAATAAAGGAGCGGAAAGAATGTATTCACTAATGAAAAAAGTGGAGGGACAAGCGTAATGGCAGTTACAACTCCATCAGGTTTACCCGCAGCGTTTTTAGAA